TATTTTAAATATAGTATATATTTATATTAATTTAGATAATATGGTATAATCCTCTGCTAATTTTTCATTATTATTTCTTTCTAATATTAATGGTATATTATGTAAATTTGCAAATTGAATGATAAAATATAATCCGCTATTTTTTAGAGCGGCTCTATTTTTATAATCTTTCCATATATGCCCATGTGTTAATGATTCATGCTTATCGGGGCCATGCCCTAATTCATTAGCGCTATCATTTAAATGTATTATAATTTTATTATATGGAATATATGGGGATGACATTAATTCGGTAAACCACCGCTTGGCCCCATCATATGTGCTAATATCATTTCCAGATGTCCAAAGATGAGCCGTATCTATACATAATCCAAAAGGATGATTTTGATCTATTTTATTTATAATATTAAATAATATAGATAATTTTTTAGGAGTATCATAACTTGCCCACATTGGAACAATTGCGGGCGTTTCTAAATAAATAACTGGGCGGGTTATATCATCTCCTTCATTTATTTTATGTATTTTAGTAATTAAAGACTTTATTGTGTCTTTTATATGTTTTTTTTTCAAAATATTGTCTTTTGGTAGATGGATAACTAATCCAGATATTAAGTTTTCTTTACATATTATATATTCTCTTTCTACAAAATCCATATATTTTTCTGGATTTGTTTTATTCCATAAATAGGCAACATAGCTACTATGTGCAATTATATTTATATTTGTTTTTGTTATAAAATCACATAATTCTTTTTTTTCATCTAATTCTTTTAATATAATATTTAATCCTCTAGGATTACTAATAAAAATTGCAGCAACGTTCATCTTAATATTATAAGCATTGCAATATAATATGGCTTTTTTTATATAATTAGTAATTGATAAATGATTAGCATCTCTATTTACATGATGACCTATTAACATTTTATTATAAATTATAATATATATATATATATACATTTGATAAAATGAATATAAAATATATCATATTGGCCATCATAATTATAACTATTTTTTTAGTAATTATAATGATAATAAAACCAGAATGGTTTTTTTCATCAAATAAACATATATCAAAAAATGGAGACATGACATTAAATAAATTTGGCAGTGTCGAATTAATTGATGATGGTATAATAACACAGGAAAGGCCACGGCCGCCGCCGCCACATACTCAAGCAACGCTGCAGCCTCAAGTAAGGACACAGCCGCTGCATACTCAAGCAAGGCCGCATCCACAGACTCAAGCAAGGCCGCAACGAGTAACTCAAGCAAGGATAACTATGCCAGCCACACAAGCCACACAAGCCGTACAGGCCGTACAAGCCGTACAGGCCGTACAGGCCGTACAAGCCGTACAGGCAATGCTACCTGCCACGCAAGCAGAATTTAATAATATATTCGAAATGATCTTTAATGATGTTAATATTAATAGAAACTATGTAGATAATTTAAATTTTATTCATCATATAAATGACCATAATAATGTGCATACCATTATTTTAAATGAAAATATGGACGCATTAGATAATCAAATAATGGAAATATTAGGAATCCATCGAAATAATTTAATTAATAATAGGCAACAAGAAGCATTACAAAATACAAATACCAGAGAAGAAGCAATTGACAATTATATTAATATAGCTACTAGGCAAACAAATGATACACAAAATGTGCATGACCATACGGTATTGGCCGGATTTAAACTTATTTTAAATAAATTATTACAAGATAGGGCATCAAATGATTTAAAAACCTTGAATGAAATTAAAGATGAAATTAATAAAAATGGCAGGAAATATTCTAATAATAGGCCACATGTAACGCTAAAAGCATTAGAGGTTATAGATAAAATGGAAAATAATGAACAAATAATGGCATTTGAAATAAATGGAGAATCTATAACGGATGCAATATGCTTGCAATTAGTGTGGAATAGAGCTGAGCACCCAGAAAATCAAAAAAATAAAGAATTACTAAAACAATCTATATTCGATAATTTAGTAGATTGCTGGGAAAAAGATTTATTTGGAAATGACTATATTGTATGCGTCACTGGTAGAAGTACCAGGGTATTAAGTAGTCTTACATTATTGGATTTTGATGAAACAAATTGGAATGTAAAAAAATTTGAAGAATTTAAAAATGATATTTTTAATAAAGTTAAAACTATTATTATAGAAAATGCAAAAATAGCAACTAATAATAATGACATAGATATTCAAAATGCAGGAAAGGCATATTTGGCAACAACGGCGGCAGAATTAAATGCAATTAATACGCCATCAGATGCCGCCACATTAGAATTAAATACAAAAATAAAACAAGATATTTCTAATATGATTACTAATTATGTAAATGAACTAGAAGTCGAATATAATACCATTATTCCAGAATATATGAAAAAATCTGTAGAGATTGAGGCCATTTCAAGTATAGATATGTTTTAACATAAAGGGCTTATTTTTATACCAACTTGGGTAACAACATAAAGGGCTTAATAACATAAAGGGTTTAACAACATAAATATATATGTTTTATATTAGACATTTATATTATAATAAATATATATATTTTAAGACAAAGGTTTTAAATAAAAAATGTTATCTATTATATTTAATCAATTATCACCTGAGCCCCGCATAGATATGGATAAAAAAACCGTATTTAGAGGCAATCGAGAAATATTTAAAGTATCGACTGAATTAATGATTGATACTATAGGCACACTTACAATTTTATTTAAAAATAAAGAAGTGGGTAATATTTCATATCATATTACATGCGACACAAATGAGTCCGTTTGGAAACAATTAAATCTTCCAAATAACGATTATGTTGTTCAGGTAAAAGGAATCGCAATTGATTCAGAAAAATTTAAATTATCAAAAATTGCCATACAAAAAATAGTAGAAGATAAAAATATGCTATTAAATATTTAATTAAATTTTTACAAAAAAAAAGTATATTATATATAATAAATAATATTTTTTTATAACATTTTATAATAAAAGAAAACAACCATTTATAATTTATGAGCGCTGTGGAGGGCGGAAAAAGGCACCGTAAAAGCGCCGCTCCTGTAAAAAGACGCCGTAGGCGCACTGGTGGCCATGATGATATGATGGGCGGAAAGCGAAGGCGAAAGGCAGCAACTACCACTGTCAAAAGAAGAAGAAGAAAGACAGGAGGCACCGTTGATATTGAAGGCGGAAAAAAGCGCCGCAAGAGTACAGGCGTTGCTGTAAAAAGACGCCGCCGCAAGAGTACAGGCGTTGCTGTAAAAAGACGCCGTAGGAAGAGAACTGGTGGCGCCTGTGCTGGTGGTAAGAGAAAAAAAAGAAGAAAGACTGGCGGCACTTGCTCTGGTGGAAAGCGAAAGAGGAAGAAGAAGACATCCGCTTCAAAAAAGAGAGGTGGCGCCAAACGAAGGAGAAAATCACTTGCCGCTAAGAAGACAAAGAGAAGAAGAAAGAGAACAGTTGGTGGTAAACGACCATCTCGCCCTAAATCCGGCTCTAGACTAAAAAGATCATCTAAAAGAACTAAAATTGCCAATGCTATGAAGGCGATGATGCTTGCTTCTAAGAAGAAACCCAAAAGAAGAAGGAAAAAGAGATTAGGCAGCAAATTACTATCGGCCCCTAAGGTTAGGAGAACCAAGAGAAAGCGCACTTCTCGCAGAAAATAAAGAGAATAAAATTATATTAATATAATAAAACAATATATTTTTTTTTGTATTTTATATACTTGTATTTTATATACTTGTATTTTATATACTTGTATTTTATATACTTGTATTTTATATACTTGTATTTTAATCAATAAAATGTATATTATATGTATTTTATTGATTATTATATTTATTTTAATATCTATCTATATATGTTGCGCTAGGCGAGGCGTTTTAGGTGGAAAAGCCATTAGATTTAAAACAAACAACACATATGCTCCGCCTATTTTATTTAAGAAAAAGCATACTAAACCTATAAAAATACCCGAAAATGATGCCCCTGTATTTTTTAGAAAAAAACATACTAAAGATATTATAAATGCCCCCGCAAATGTCAATTATAGTAAAAAAGAAGGATATGTACAATTTTCTAAAAATATATATGACCGCATTTCTAAACATAATTTAAACTTAATTGAATTAGATATTGGGCGGCGCATTCTTTTAAATAATAAAATGCGACTAAAATCCCCAGCTGCAAAAAAAAATAAAGTGCGCCATAGACATTGGAGCGAATTTGAATCTTGGGATAAATTGCAAAAAGACTCAATTGCAAAAAAAGAATACTTAGATGAAAAAACTAAAATATTAGAATACCCAAATTTAGATTGGACAAATGTATTAAAAGAAATAAATCCATTCTTAAAAGAATCAAGAGAGTATATAGGAATCATCAATTTAGATAAAAAAACAAATAAATTATATGTTAAAAAATATGAAGGGTCGCCTACAACATCAGAGGATGAAGATTCTGATACAACATTTGCTAGTATTCCAAGTCAGCTTGTAAATAAATATTATAATATGGTTGGATTATTTATGTTTCATACACATCCAGAAGACTTAAGGGGGTCGCCATTACCATCATCATATGATTTATCCGCCGCATTATATTTTGGCTCAATATCTAGATTTGCCGCAAGTGTTATTATATCAAGATATGGCGTATTAATGTATGGATTATCCACAAATGGTTATAACTTTTTAACAAAATCAAGAGATTATAATTTAGCAATATTAAATTTAAGTTTTGATATTATAGCGGCGCATGAATCTATTCGAAGTTGGACTAATTGGAAATTAGATGATTATGTTAAATTTTATGAAAAATATAAAATGTTTATGTATATATTTCCATCGTCTAATTATATTGCGGATAATATTAAGTATACAAATGAGTGGGAGATAACCAACCCAATTAGTTATGATCTAATACTTGAGCATTATGATGATATTAATAATTATAATAAATAATTATATGTTTTTTAAATCTATTGAGTGCTCAATAGGCGTCTCATTTTGCACATTTGCCGAATTATTTGGCTCATTTGGCGAATTATTTGGCTCATTTGGCGAATTTGGCATATTTGCCGCATTATTTACATTTTGAGATTGTTTATTTTTTTTATATTCTAAATATAATTTAGATATATCAGGGGCAATTTCTACCGCATATTTCATATTTAAAATGCAATTAACATCATCACAGTGGTGATGATTCATGCCTTGCATTACTTGCTTGCCTTGCATTACTTGCTTGCCTTGCATTACTTGCTTGCCTTGCATTGCTTGCTTGCCTTGCATTGCTTGCTTATTTATAGCCATTTTATTATTTAAGCCTTTTTGCATTGCAATCATATTATCACAAGTATGATCGCATCCACAATTTGCAGTATGCCCACAACAAGTTGCTTGCTTCATAAATATAACATTTGGAATGCATTTTTTTTTAAAAAGGCGATTTGCGACATTATCTATTAAATGCCTATTTTTTTCATCAATTTTTATGTTTAATAAATCATCAGTTTCTTCTAATAATTTTTTTTCCTTTAATTCAGATATTAATGTTTTATTTAATTTTTTAATATTATTAATTCGGTAAAGTTCATCTTTACTTTCAGGTTTGCCGTTGTCTAGGGGCTTTGCCGCTTCGCCGTTGTCTAGGGGCTTTGCTGCTTCGCCGTTATCTAGAGGCGTTGCCGTTTTGCCGTTGTCTAGAGGCTTTGCCGCTTCGCCATTGTCTAGGGGCTTTGCAATAACGGTATCAATTTTTTTTTC